TGGGATATGATAAAGAAAATTAGACAGTGGCCACATCTTCTTGGCAAGTTGGCGGGTAAAGATTTACTTACCCCACTGCATAGTGAATGGATTAAATATGTATGGGGACCAGAAGGTGCAGAAATTCCCCGTACCCTTATGGGACATCGTGGTAGCTATAAGACTACGGCTATTACCGAGATAGGTCCTATCTGGTATCTTGCTTTTAACCCCGAGAGGCGTATAGCTGTAATCCGCAAAACCTTTACCGAGTCGGCTGAGGTGCTTCGTAACATATCAAACATCTGTATGCTGGAAGAGGTGCATGACTTCCTAGGGTTTGTATGGGGTGATCCTAACTGGACGTTCACTACTCGTAAAGCGGGTAAGATTGAATTCTCGGTGAAGCACAGTAAAACGAAAGAGGGAAACCTCACCGCCTATGGACTCGACTCTAGTATGACGGGAAGTCACTTTACAGATGTATTAGGAGACGACTGCGAAACCATCATAGATCGTATATCTTCCGCAGAACGTGAAAAAACTAAGATGATTATGACGGAAGTGCGTACAAACATCCTTGATCCGGGTGGACGCTTCCGTGTAATAGGTACCCCCTGGGCTAAAGATGGTTTATTCTCTATTCTTCCCCCCGCTCGTAAATATCCTGTTGGTGTTACAGGACTTCTTACCGATGAACAGATAAAGATAAAGCGTGATTCTCAGCCCGCTCTTCTTTATGCGGTAAACTATGAGTTGGAATTCCAGAACGACGAAGATAACCTCTTCAATGATCCTCACATGGGTATATGGGATTTTACTGCGCGTACAGATGCTGTAGCTCATCTCGATGCCGCTTATGGAGGTAAAGATACTAATGCTCTTACTATTATGAAGCCCCTCCCTGATAATCGTATAAATGCTGTGGGCTTCCTGTACCAAGGACACGTAAAAGATTTCATCCCACAAATAGTAGACAAGATGAAATATTATAGAGCCTCTAAATTGTTTATGGAAAATAACTCGGATCGTGGATTCTCCCTGGAAGCTATTACATCTAATCCTGTTGCTGTAGAGGCTGGTATATGGCCTAAGTCCTATGCCGAATCTATGCAGAAGGAAATGAAGATATCTAAATATTTATACGAGGGATGGAAAAGAATACAGTGGGCGAATGAAACAGATATGAATTATCTTGAACAAATTATAGATTGGACAGTTGAAGCAGATGTTCTCGACGATTCTGCAGATTCTGCGTCTTCCCTTCTTAGAGAGGCGGGTTTCGTAAAGACCCGAAACGTTCGAGACCTCTATCGTTGGTAATCAATTTATGTTAATGTAACATATCCCCCTTGACGAATACTCTTATATCGTGTATGAGTATAGGATAATTCGTATATAGGGGGATAAATATATATGGGACAACTAGGCCGACCCAGGAAAGATGCTGTCAAAGCTGTAATCGCTACACCTACTCCTCTTCCTAACTATAGTCATTTTAAGTCCGATAGTTGGAGCAACGCTCTTACAGGACTTAATCTAAAACAGGATAAGTCTCAATATACCAAGTACGGTTCCGCTTATATCCTTGACGACGGCACCCTTGCAGAGATGTACGTAGGAGATGGGTTAGCTTCTCGTATAGTGGATATTATAGCTGATGATATGACCCGTGAGTGGGTATCCCTTGAAGGCCCCCATGCAGACAAGATACTCAAGGATATGGCCGCGCTGGATGCCGAAGAAAAATTCAATACTGCTATACGCTGGCAGAGGCTTTTCGGTGGAGCTATAATGATTATAGGTGCCATGGATAGTAGAACCCCTGATCAGCCTCTTGATGAAAAGAATATAAAGGGTATTGAGTACCTCCGCGTGCTTGACCGTACCGCAGTAGAAATCGTAAGTAGTGAATTTGACATGAATCCCATGCACTCTACTTTCGGGCAGATAATTCGCTATCATCTTCGCTTTAAGGTTAACACTGAGATTGTGGAAATGAAAATTCACCATACCAGAGTAATCCCCTTTATGAACGATCCTATACCTAATAAGCTTTCTGACTATTTTACTCAGGATACTCGCTATTGGGGTATGTCATCTATACAACGTATATATGAAGGTGTGCGCGATCTAGGTGGTGTAAGCCAGTCCATAGTGAATATCCTCTATGAGTTCATGCTTGGAACGTATAAATTTGAAGGGCTTGCTGAACTGCTTGCCTCTACCCCCGATAAAGACGGCAAGAGCGGTGCCTCCCTTTTAGCTGAGCGCCTTAATGCTATCAATACTTCAAAGTCTGTATTGAATGGCATCGTCCTTGATAAAGAAGAAGATTATTCTCGTCAGTTCGCTACCCTGGCAGGCCTTCCTGAAATTATGGACAGGTTCATGCTCAATCTTTCAGGTTCTACCTCTATTCCCGTTACTCGCCTATTCGGTCGTTCTCCTGCCGGTCTTAATGCTACTGGCGAGAATGACCTCCGCAACTACTATGACCTTATCGAAGCCAACCAGCGCAACAGGCTCCTCCCTGCCATACAGCGGATTGTCTCTTTCATACAGTTATGGCGTAAATACAAAGGTGAAGTTGAAGTAACTTTCAATTCTTTATACCAGATGACGGAAAAAGAGATTGTAGAAGTAACTAAGATCGAGGCGATTAACTTCTGTAAGAATGGTATACGTGATCCTGCTGAAGTATCGAGGGAATATGGATATGAGCCTCCTGAAGATGTCATCCCTCCCGATGCGGAACCTTTACCTGAAGAGGAAGAGGTAGGAGAGGAAGAGGCTGAGGAGAAATAATGACGGAAGTTGAATTCAAATCATGGTTAAAATTATATCGCAAATATATGACCCCTGCCCAGCGGCGTAGGGGTTATCGTCTTGTAAGCAAAGCGTTCACCTATCCAATAGGAACCGAGCGTGAGTATGCACGTATAATTAGGAAGTATCAAACAGCTCTTGTTCAGTTCGTACAGTCTAGGCTCCCATCTTATTTACCTAAGATGATTTCTCAGGCTAAGGGGGATATTCGTTTAGATGGATTAAGCGAAGAATTAGAAGCGTTTATGTCAGAATTAGACATGGAAGTGACTAAGCTTTATGGGGGGGTTATACTTCGTTCATCTCCCCTTTTTCCTGAATTGGTTGCGATAGCTCATAAGTTGTTTGAAAAATATAAGGTGAAATTCGAGAAGGAGATAGCTGTCGTTGCCGGGGTTCCGCTGAAGGTTCCTTATCTCTGGTGGGAAAGTACCCGTGATGTATGGTTGAATGAGAATTATCGCATTATAAAAAGTTTATCTTCTGAATATGTAACGAAGTTGAATACTATCCTCGTTAATGGTTTACAAGCTGGATGGTCTGTGGATGAATTCCAGAGTGCTATACAGCTCCTTTCTGATAAGATAACGGGATATCGTGCAAGGCTTATAGCCAGAGATCAAATAGGGAAGTTAAACAGTTATATCAATGAAAGGCAGTCCCGTGGTATCGGAATGGAATTCTATATATGGCGTACGTCACAGGATGAGCGTGTTCGGGGTAATCCTACAGGAAAATACCCCCGTGCTATTCCCGATCATTTTATAATGGATGATAAATTTTGTACATGGAATGATTCTACTATTTATTCACCTGATGTAGGAAAGACATGGGTGCCTAGGACAGCACGTATGGAGTTTCTACATCCTGGGCGTGCTATCTCTTGTCGTTGTTTAGCACTGCCCGCTTGGAATATCTATCTTGAAGATATAGATTCTACCATATAGGAGATAACTATGGAATGTTCAAAAGAGCTATTACGAGAAATACAGACAGCGGTTGAAGGGGTCGAATATGGTAGTGTCGAAATCACACTAGCAGAGAAAGGCCCATTCGTTGAAATTATAGTTAAGAATAAGAAACGTATCCAAAAAGAAGAGATACAAGAATATCACAGGGGCTAGTCCCTCTTGACAAAACATGGTGTATATGTTACATAAAGTATACATATAATTTAGCATATATAGGAGGGCTCCTATGCCTGTGAATAGACTAGATCGTATAGAGGCTCCTTCTTGGATGACTGAGCCTTTTAAGACTACGGATGAAGGTTATCTAAAGGGGCGCGCCTGTATAACGAATATAGGTGTATTTCCTTATCGTATGTCTGATGGGCGTATTGAGTGGGAGCTAAGGCATCCTGAAGATGTGTTTAATCTTGAGTCGATGGATTCCTTTAAGTTGAAACCGCTTACGAATGACCATCCTCCTGTATTTGTGGATTCGACAAATATAAAAGACTATCAGGTAGGTAATCTTGGGGAGAATCCCATTAACGGAGATAATATTCATCTTACGATTGACATGATAATTCAGGACAAAACTACTATAGACGATGTTGTAAATGGAAAGCGCGAATTGTCCTGTGGCTATTCCTGCGATGTAGTAGATGAGGCTGGTGTTTGGCTCGGTGTTCAATACACTAAGCGCCAGAAGAATATACGGGGCAATCACGTAGCCGTGGTGGACGCCGCTCGTGCAGGAGAGGCCGCTCGAATTCGGTTGGATTCTGCTGATGCAATTATGGTTTCTACCGCTGAAAATGCGGTGTTAGATAATTTAGACAAGGAGGCTACGATGCCTGAACTCAAGAAGATCGTACTTGACTCTATTGAGTATGAAGCGGAAGAGAGCGTGATTCGTGCGCTGAAGACCGCATGTGATAGAGCCGATACTGCGGAGAAGGGTGTTGCCGATGCTGGCGTCGCTATGGAAGCGATTAAGGCTGAGCGTGACACGTATAGGGGTAAGGCCGATGCGCTAGAGCAGGAGCTTGTAGCGGTTAAGGCGAGCAAGGCCGATGAGGATGCCATCAAGGCGGGTGTTGACAAGCGTCTAAAGCTCATTGATGCCGCCATGAA